TTAGCGCGATGAAAACAAATGTATTATCTGATCTATAACGAAACCGGCTATGGCTCCGAGAGTCAGGATAACGGCGAAGCCGCCTTTCCAGCGGTTAGCCATTAAATCCAGCTGATCGAGGCGCGTATCGATGCCGTCGAGCTTGGTCTTGAGTTCGCCCACGGCTGTGGCAAGCGCCTGTACTTGTGCCTCCAGCCTGCCCATGGCGCGGAAATACTCAGGCTCGTTCATGGGAGTCATTTCTTTACTTTCTGGTTACAATTCTTAGGTTGAATTTCCGACGATGGAGATAAAAGCCTGCGAGATATCGGTGATGCCCGACCCATCGACGGCAGTGCTAAGGTAGGCTTGTTCCACTCCGACAATGCCTGAACCGTTGACGACAAAGGCAAGCGCGGCCTGGTTGACATCGGTAATACTCGCCCCGTCACCCACAATGAGGATGGCGCCCTGAGTTACATCGATGCGTTTCGGCCCATCGCCAACGGTAATGATACCAGTTTGCTCGACGCTGATCTGCTGATGGCCGTCGCCGACGGTAACCAGCGCGGCTTGGGAAACATCGCTTGCGGTACCCATCAGACCGCTTCCAGTCCAAGCTGGCAGAGATTGACGTTCGATGCCGTCCAGGGGACATTGCCGGGCGCCTGCGTGAAGGTGGCCGATAGATACCAGAAGGCTATGCCGGTGGTGAGACCCACCGGCACGGAAACATCATCGACGCCATCGACACGCGCATGCAGTTTGAGATCGCGCGCGCCGGAATCTTCCTTGCGCGCGCAGGCCGTGACCACGACGCCGTCGATCACGGTGGGAGCGCCGGGAAGATCGGTGGTGTTGTAATAATCGAACGTGCCGGTTTGATTCGTCGTATTGTAAGTAGCGGTTTGATAGGCTTGCCCGTCCACGGAAGCCCAATTGGCGACCGCGCCGCCGACGCGCGACCATTGCGTTTCATCGCCGACCGCATTGGGCAGGCTCGTCCATACCGAACGCGGCGGCACGAGCGTTGCCGCGGTATCGGTGCCATCGCTGGAATAGGAAACCAGATCGTCGATGAAAACCTGCCCTCCGTTGATTCCCGGCGTGACGAACGTAATATATTGCAGGGAAAAATTAATACCCAAAGCTGTCGTTGCGACAATCACGTCACCCAGCGCAACCGTAACCCAGCCGGAATGCGGATTGCACGAAATCGACAGCCAGTATTGCGTGTTGCCATTGAGGGAATAGGGATTCGACGCCGCCAGCTCGGTGTTATTCGAGTTCTGGCGGATGCGAACGACGCCAAGATTGTCGACCGAAATATTCACGCCATCCGGAGCCAGATTGCCAGGCCAGTTTGTAGGCGACGCGCTGAGTTGGAAAAGAGTGCCTTCCGATGTGGGAAGCGAACCCATATACCAGCCCATGCCGATATAGCGCGTACCGATATCGGGGACTTTCCAGAGAATGCCCGCACCGCCGTAATTGCCGAGATTCAGCGCCTGCGGGGTGACGCCGGTTCCCTGCAGGCTGCGCACGCCGGTGGTGGTGGAAATACCGTTAAACCCGCCCATAAGCTGACCGGCCCAGGGTTTGGAAACCTGATTTATGTCGGATATGGCTCCAAACTGCTCAAAGCCGCATGCCCATTCAAGAGATAAAGCCACATTATACTCCTTAAGTGATGATCCATAGATACGGCTCGGCGATGACGGGGCCGCCACCGCTGCCTCCGCCGCTGCCGTTGCCATATAACACTTCGACGGCGAACTGGCTGAAAGACACGGCCGGTTGTCCCCGGCGAAGCACTTCCACAGCAAGCTGGTTGAGAGCAATCGGCGATGGTTGTCCTTGCAGAAGGACTTCCACGGCGAATTGCGTCAGGTTCACGTTCGCCGGTGTCGTGGTAAGCGAGCTGCACAGCACCTCGGCGGCCACTTGCGCCAGCGCGACGGGTGGCGTCCCGCTGTGCAGAACTTCTACTGTTACCTGGCTTTGATGGACGGACGCGTGCCCGCTGCGCAGAACTTCGACAGCTCCTTGCGTAAGCCGGGCATTCGTCACGACGCTATTTTGGCACCGGCAGCCAGGCTGTTGATGCCGCTTGCCGTCCATGCGGCGCTCGTAGCCGGATCGGTGTCCTGATAATTGCTGTAGTAGGTGTAAGACGAGCTGGGCGTCACAGCAGCGCTCGAAACCTCGGTACCGCCCGACTCAAGCTGCACGGTCACCGTCCGCGCGCCGCTATCGGTTTTGCGCAGCATTGCCGAGATTTTCACGCCCGCGATATCGCTGGGCGATGAACTGAGCGAAGTGAAATTATAGAGATCTTCCGCCCCCACCGTGCTGGAGGTGACGCAACTCAAATCACCGCCTGGCGGCAGCTCGTTCGTTTCCGTATAGTTGGTGCTCATGCCGGTCATGCCGCCCCAGACCATCAGACTGCTCTGGCCGGAACCCATGCTGGGCGCGGTAGAGGGTGGCCCGCTTGCGAAACTGACACCGGCGCTATAACCGGCATTCGTCTGATCGGAAGCGGCATCCTGGCGCAGCGTGTTGAGATCGGTGTCGGCGATATAGCCGAGCCAGTAAGGAGTGCCAGCCGTTAGACTCTGCGGGGTCGTAAGCGGCATGACCACCGGCGTACCGCCTACGCAGCCGTTGACGGTTGCGCCACCTGACAGCAACGTTCCCGGTGATCCGACATTGTCCGCATAGACGGCCGGTTGGAAGTTGATGGTTCCGGACGATTGATTGGGCATGACGCTGACGCTGTTCAACGTTCCCGACACGGGCGCGGTATATTTGCGCAAGAAAAGCTGGTTGGCCGAGAGATAGCCATTCAATCCATTTATGGAGTAATAAGCGCCGATCACCCCTTGGCTGGGCGTGAAAGCGACGGAAGCGTCGGCGGTGGGGAACAGCGTTTCCACCCGGCTGTCGCCGCGCTGCGCGTTGTTGGCCGAGCCGGTGTTATCGAACAGGTACATATCGTCAAAATTGACGACATGGCCGCTGAGGATGATGGCATTGGCGGTGGAACTGCCGCTCGTCTGAAGATTGCCTATGCCGGAGAAGACCTGCACGCCATCGAGCCAGACGGTGTAATTGCCGCTGGAGGAAAAGGTTAAATCCCATTCCACGTAATGCCAGGAATTGGCGGTGATGGGTGAAGAGGAGATAGCAATCTGCGTGCCGTTGATGCCGCCCTGCCATAAGACAAGATTGCCAGCGGTATTGAACCCGACGGCGCACTGGCTGTTGCCGGAATCGGAAAGCACGACGCCGCTGCTGCTTTGCAGCGTGCATTGCATCGCTATGCCACCGATCAGCCTCGGATAATTACTTGGCAAAGAACGTCTGGCGGTATCGTTATACCATATCTGCAGCGCCAGGGTGCCCGCGAAGCGGCCAGCGACAAACGCACCGTTGCCTCCCGATGGCAGGCTCGTCCATTCGTTGCCCATGGTCGAATTGACAGGGTAGGTATAGAGCGGGCCGTACTTATCGAATCCGTCCCAAAAAATCTCAGCCATAAATTACCTCGTTCCTGTGATGGTGTAGCTGGGGCCAGCGAAAGTGGCATCGGCGGGGTTTGGCGCATCAAGCTCCAGCACATCGCCGGGATTTAAGATTACCTGGGCGGCGAACGTGAACGTGCCGGTCGTAGCACCGGCTGCGAAATCAATGCTGCCGATAAACGTGCCGCTCTGGTAGAGCGGCAGGGTGACCGCATTCGTGGGCGCCGTCTGGCAAACAGCGCGGCTTCCGGTGAGACCCGCAGGCAACGTGACGGCGCGCACCATCTCTATGCGGAACAGGATTTGCCCGGTGATAGGAATGCCCGGTAGATAGCCAGCGATATCGTAGGGATTAGCCCCGGAATTGGGCGCCACGGCCACCACCTGTCCGGAGGCGTTATAGGTAACGCCGCCATAGGTGCCGCTTGCGCCTAAAAGCGGAAAGCCCGTGCCGACCGGAGTATAAGTGTAAGCGGTGCAGGTCGATAAATCCTGCACGCCGCAGCCCCATATATTGAAGCTCTGCAGCTTGACGGTGATCGGCACGCCGACATAATCTTCCGACAGATCGTACTCGAAGATGGCACCGTCGAGGCGCGCGAATTGCGAACCCGCCGCATGCGCGGCCGGCGTGGTGCCATAGAGGCCGCGGTAAAGCGTGGTGAGATTATATAATCCCGTACCGGTGAGCGTCGCCGCTTCATACGACAGCAATTCGCCGTCGCAGTAGCACAGCGTGCGGTAAGCGGAGGCATCGGCGGGGGTGCCTGATGACAGCGTGCCGCCGCTCTCATTCAAATTGACGGCCAGCGTATCTGAATTGTCCGGGTTAGCGCCGGTAAACGACCCAAGCGTCGAGGTCAGCACGCCCATCCGCGCCGGGCCGGTTATGGTGCCGACCATCGAATAATTCGTGCCATCCGCCGACAGCCAGACGTTGCATCCACCCCAATTCGGATCGGCCACGCCGCCCGCGCCCGCGGAAGCGGCAATCCACACCTGCGCCGTGCCACCGGTGAGCGTCGCATCCGGCTCAAAAATAACTGGCGCGTTCACCGAATCCGGAATTACGGCTGGATTAATGGCGAGATTGCTGGAATTGGTCTGTGTCGGATAAGCGGGGCTTGTCGCCGTGCCGGAAGGAAATTCCTCGGCGACGATGGTCAACATTCCCTGGTCATCCTCTTCGATGGAGGTAATGCGCACCGCCACCTGCGTCATGCCCATACCGCTATCGGTAAGCGTCACCAGATCCATCGGCTCCAGCAGGAAATATTCCCATGACAGCTTGAACGTATAGGTGTTGCGGATATTGACCGACCGCTGGCAGATCAGGTTCGCGGCTGTTGTGGCAACCGAGGACTGCGTAAATTCATCGGCCTGAATCTGATCGGCAACGCGCAGGCCGAACTGCTCAATGCTCGCCTGGTCGCGCGCCTCGGCGATATTCGCGTTATAGAGAACCGTGTTATCGGAAAACTCAAGGCGGAAGCAATTATAGGCATCGTTAGGATCGGAGCGGATCAGCTGCACCGGATCGGCGTTATCGGGTTTGACATAATCGCTATCCGTTAAATTATAGACGGGCGTGACATTCGGCACGAACACATAGCCGTTGCCGCTCACCGGCAAATCGCCATACGGAATAGCTTTTAATACCGACCCCGACCATACGGCTGCGGTGTTGGTGATCTGAAACCAGCGCGCCAGCACGTCATTGGCTTTTTCCACCGATGCGAGGCTCGGCGAGAAATCCAGACCCAGCGCCCGGCAGTAGGTCTGCCATGATGCATCACCGGTCGTGGTGGCGTTCGGGCCTGAAAACCACGATGCGTTATCGATGCAGTCGGAAGGCAGGCCCACGCCATGCAGGCCTGTCAGATAATCCTGCGCGACCAGCGGGACATCGGCATCGCCGCGCCCATTGATGCCGGTATTGTAAAGCGCGCCGTAGGTTTCGACTTTCAGCTGCGGCAGGGCGTCATTCGAGCCAAGATCGAAATTAGCGGAACAGAGATAGGCGATGTAGCGGTAATTGAGCGCCTGCGATGCGTTGTAGGATACGAGCCAGCCCCATGCCGTCTGCGATGAACTGCCAAGGTATGCTGTTAAGCCGAGCGCACCGGGACTGCCATATTGATCTTTGCCTTTCCAAATATTGCCAAAGCCACTGATGGGGCCGCAGCAAATACCAAGAATAAGGCCGGTTTGATAATCGTAGCTGGTGGTTTTACTGCCGCCGCCATTATGCACCAGCACGCCATCAGCAAAATAATTGTGATGCGGCTCTATGGTAAGATTATAGGTGAAAGTTATGTCGGTGGAAGGAACGATTTCCCTGATGGCAACGATCTGCCCGTTTTCATAAAAAAGTGCATCTCCTACCTGCCAGTCCTTGGCTTCAATCTTCTCCCAGCCGTCCTTCCAAAGATAATGATTTTCAGTGACATGCAATTGCCCACGGTCATGGCGGATACGCAGCATGCGGTCATGGCTGTCATTCGCCACGTCATGCGCATGCACGAGCTTGACCCGTCCTTTAACCTTTTTGCCTGTTTCAGGGTTGGCGCACCATACCGCATCACCGCGCTTCAAATCGGCGATTGCGCGCGGGCCACGCGGCGTTGACACCAGCGTCTCCGGCGCAAAGCATCCGCTGCCGCCGCCTTTTCCGCCGTGAACCTTCTGGGCTATGGCCTGGAAATTGCCATACCACAGCAGGTTGATGCCGCCAGCGGCGCGCCCCCAGATCATCGGCACCGGCAAGGTGGCGATGGACGTGTTGATGGCGATGTCGGTGAATTCCGGCTTCTGCGCTTTGCCGCCGCCGAAGAGCCAGCTCATGACAGACCCCACGGATTGAAGAAGCGTTGCCTCTTATTTTCGGATAATGGCGAAGGCAGCGATATATCGGATTCCACGACGCGACCTTCCGGCTGATAGGCGTGGACGACAAAAGGCCAGCCGACGACGATACCACCGTGGGCGAATGCGCGGCCTATCTTCCAGACCATGATATCGCCGGGCTGCGGCTCGGTTACCTCTATCCCGCGCTCCAGCAGAAAACCAAGGTACCGCTCGTCGTCGCGGTGAAGATGCCACTGCGGTGAGTAAGGGCGGGGATCGAAAGGCGGCACCACGCCGGTATCGACATAGACGCGCACCAGCAGCATGCCGCAATCCACGCCTGCGCCCAGCACATCACCCAGATGATGATAAGGCGTACCGATCCAGCGCCGGGCTTCTGCTACCACGGCGGCGCGCTGTTCAGATTCATTCATGATAATAGCCTCAATACATCGCCAGTTCAGGCGGCGGTACAAACGGAAAGCCGCGAAAATTCGCAAGGTTGTTGAAACGGTTCTGGCAGGTTGCTAATGTTTTATCGCAACCCTTGTAAACCACGAAGCTATCGCCTGCGACTAGCGGATAATCCAGCGGACGCGAGAGCGATAAGCCCGATGTGCTAGAGGTTTGCACCGTGCGCGACACGCCGACATTCGCGCCGCTTTCAAACGTGATGGTGCCTTGATCATAGATATCCGCCGCCGACCCTGACCACGGAACAAAACCGAGCGTCGGGCTGTCACCCACCGTGCCGGATGCGGCATTGGCCGTTTTGACCATGGTGCAAAGGCCGTCATAAAGGGTATTCAGGCAGCATGGCTGCCAGATGTCGCGGGGCATATCGACCGCGAGCTTATTCAGCATCGATTTGACGGTCATCTTACAGCTGAGACGACCGATATTATCGACGGTCGCCACCAGCCCATGAAAAACGATAATCGGAGTGCCGCCGATGATTGCTCCGCCCGGTGCCGTGAGCACCGCCCGCGCGCGCTCAATCGTCGCGCCATCAAACCTTCCTTCGCGCACGGCAATCGGCCAGGGCAGACCGGCGAGCGTGGAAGTGGGTTTGAAGGAAATGTCGAGCGACTGCTCGTCAATATCAACGCCGCAGGTTTGCTTGAGTTTCAGCCCGTCGAGCAGAATATCACCGGCGATAAATAAAAACGCGGGATTGCCGGGCTGCGGGACTATAACATCGTATTGCGCGTTCGTGTAGCGGGCGATGGTGCCATCGGCCAACGTGATGGTGAAACAATCGGCAAAGGCAAGCTCCCGGCTCGCCTGCAGCGCGGAGATGACGGCGGAGGGCGCGGATTTCATGGCAGTACCGAGGTCAGTTTGAGTTCCTGCAGCGACCAGAGATTCGCCATGAATTCTTCGAAGTCCTGCGCATCCGCAGCAAAGCGGCAGACGAAGTAGTAACGGAATGATGCGGTTATCTGGCTGCCATCGGCAGGTGCCGTGTTAAAGGTAAGCGTATTAGGCGATGTATAAGCATAGCTGCTTGGGTCTTGCAGCACGCCCGCGACATACACGGCGGTCAGATCGAACGGGAAAACATAGCCCACCGGCTCAGCTGCTTCACCCACCGTGCGCATCAATGGAAATACCGTGGTAACGCCATCTCCGGTGCCTTGATTACCCTGCGCCACATAGCTATCGGCGGTGTTCTGCGTGACCGCGCCCAGATCGAGCAGGAAGGTATCATATTGCCCTTGGCGCGCGAGAAAGAAGCCCATCAGCGTTTGTATTTCCTGAGTGGCGTCGCCGCGCAGCACGTCGAAGGTCAGCGTAAATTCATAAATCGCATATTGCTGCCAGGCGGTACGGATTTCGCGGCCTGATACATGACCTGCCACGCGGGTATTGAATTTCGGGGCGACATGCGCGCTCCAGGTGAGGCCGGGCGCCAGTGGGAATTTTTCGGTGCTCACGGTTGGGGGAACCTCTATTTGAACGAGACATTCGATAGCGACAAAGCCAAGCCTCAGCGGGGCCGTGCCTTTGGCGGCAGCTTCGGCAAAGGCGGCGTTCACCCGCGGCGGCGTAATGCCTTTCGCCGCCGCTTCGGCAAACACGTTACTCATCCGCGCGGGTGCCGTGGTTTTACCGGCCAACTCCACCAATGTCTGATTGATGTGTACCGGCGCATCGCCTTTGGCGGCAGCTTCAGCGGTTACAAAATTGATACGGGCTGGCATGTTACGCCAATCTTCGATTAACAGTGGGGTAACTTGACATTTCTATTATTTATGGCTATATTTAATCCATGTTCACGTGGGACAAAAACAAGAGCGAATCCAATCGCGCCAAGCATGGCCTTGCTTTTGAAGCTGTCCACGACTTCGATTGGGACGATCCCGTTATCATTGATCGCTCCCATCACGAGAATGAAGAAAAGCGATACGCGGCCATCGGGATGCTGAACGACAAGCTGCACACTGTGATTTTCACTTACAGGGGCGACGATATACGCATCATCAGCTTGCGCCGCTCCAACACGAAGGAGGAAAGAACCTATGCCAAAACAAAATAACGGAAGTCGATATGCCGATGACGCGCTGCTGACCGATGCCGAACTCAAGACCGCGAGGCGGTTGCGCGATGCGTCGCCCAGCCTTATAAAAGCCATCAAGCATAGCCGTGGAAGACCGGCAGGGCGCACGAAGGAAACCATACATATCAGCCTCGATACTGAAATCGTGGCGTCTTTACGCAAAAGCGGCAAAGGCTGGCAGACGCGTCTTAACGACATGCTGCGCGCGACCATGGGGTTGCTGACATAAAGGCATATTACGTCACGAGCTCGGCACCGACCTGCATCGCGTTTACGGCTTCATATGTCCAGCTGCTGCCGGTGTTGGGGTCGGTCACAAAAATATCGCCATGGCCTGCGTAAGACCCGTTCGTGTTCACGACCGTGCCGGTGGCCTGCGCCGATCCCGATTGAATGACCGATTTAATCTGACGCTGACCGGAATCATCCTGGCGGGCGACGACGATGCTTTGCACCGCCATGATTAACGGCGCATTGGCCACCGGCGAAAGCGTATAAAGATCGATGTCGCCCGGCGTGCCGCATGACACATAGGAAGAATCGTCCATGTAGGGATTGCTGGCAAGCTGCCAGTTGAACGAGGCGGAACCGGTCGGCGTCCACTCAGTCAACGATCCGGCGCCATTTGGCAATTGCGCGGGTACGCGGGTGTTGCCGAGAAAATTGTTTAAAGAAGCACCGCTGTTATCGCAGATGTAAAAATCATCAATTACGTTGTTGTTGCCGAAATTGATTTGATCGACGCCTGGCGAGCCTCCAGCGGAGGTATTCGTCGAAGTTATCGCCAGAACCACCGTCTCATTGACGCGCACGGTGACTTCGCCCACCGCCGGGTCAATGACTCCGTACACCTCGATATATTGCCAGACCGCGCCGGGGATAACCGCCATCGGAGGCGAGAAATATTGCCCGGACTGTGTTCCGCAGGTAATCGCGCCCGCCGAACTGAAGCGAATCCAGAAATTCGTGCCTCTGGTCGAATCCTGAAAGTCGATTTCAACATTCGTCGGATTATAGATGGCGAAGCCGCAGTAAAAAGTGCCCAGCCGCGTCGGCAGGATGATTTGGCCGAGTCTAGCCGCCCCGCCACCGGCGCGCCCTTGCCCCTGCAGTACGGTACAGCCGGTGAATCCGAGGCTGGCCAGCACGGAAGCCGGGGCCAGCGGTGTCAGGTAATCGAATCCGGCGCATTTGATGAGAGCCATGCGAGAAACCGTTAATGTTGCGTTTTGAGTGAGCCATTGCGCATCTGATTTGCAAGCCAGCGGTGCATGGCGGAACCCTGCTGCTGCAGAACGCTTGCAAGATCGACATTGCTGTGGGCGTTGATCGAAGGCGAATAGTGAAGATTAACGTCGCCCGACGAACGGGAATTATAGGTATTGCCGCCCACAGAGGCAGGCGGATCATCCGATCCCGCTGCACGCATATTCTCCGAGGCGCCGTCGGGTAGTTTCATGCTCTGGCTGCCGCCGCTGCCAAGCATGGACTGGCCGGAGCGGATGCCGTGGGCCTGCGCGGCAGGAACGATCATCTCGCCCTGGTGGATTTGCGCCACCATGTCTCGCGGCACATTGGTGCTGCCTATATCGAAGGCAGGCAGAAAGCTAAGTGCTGTACTGAATAACCCGCCACCGCCGGATGTAGCAGATTCAGAAGATACAGCGGCAGTGTTTGCAGACACTGCTGCCGTGTTGGCATCAGTCTGTACCGTATTGCCGACCACATTGGTGGTTTGCGATGCGGTATTGCCCGTCGTTGCCGCCGTGCCTGCCGTCGTCGCAGTGGTATTAGCGGTAACGACAGCGCCATGGCCGGTAAGCGCCGTAGTGAGCGATGTCAGCGCCGTTGTGTTAGCGGTGAGCGCCGCGCTTTGCGTTGCCTGGCCGCCAGCTCCTGTCGCGCCTGAACCTAATCCCAATGCCGAGCCAATGCCCGGAAACGCGCCGCGCTGTCCGAAAACCGGCGCGGAAAGGCTGGATAGTTCCTTGGACAGGCTCGTAAATGACTGTTTGATACCGGATTGAATAAAGCTCAGCACCATCGATTGGGCGAGTTTCTTCATTCCCGCCTGCAGGGTCTGCGTTCCCTGCAGCATGCCTTCGATTGAGGAACTGAATGCATGTTCGATGGGCGCGAACGCATTTTCCCACGCCTGCGTGACCTGGCTCGCCGCCTGTTTATTAAGATTCGTGGCGTCGATGGCATACTGCTCGGTGGCCTGCGCCAGTTTTGATTGCGCTTCGGCAATCTGTACCGGCGTGCTGTTGCTATCATTGATGGCATCGTTGAATTCGGCCTGCTTGGCCACAAACTCCGCTTTCAGCGCATCCATGCGCCGATCGAGATCGGCCTTGGCGCCGCTGCCATCGACATCGCCAAACAGAGAGTCGATTATGCCTTCGCCGCCTTTACCTTTCGGGGCAGGCGTTCCGGCAAGATCGATCTTTTTGATCTCCGCCGTGCTTTGCAGCGCGATCTCGCGGATTTTGCGATCATCCTGAGTTTGCTGCTGCAGCAGGCGCGTTTTTTCATCGAGCGCCGCCTTGTAATTCTTGATGTCGTCGCCGTAAAGGGACTGGCCTTTTTGCACCCATTGCTCTGCCAGCGCGATCTGCTGCGCGACGTTGGTTTTCGAGGCCTCGATCTTGAGGCGCATGTTTTCGGAATAATTTTGCCACTCGTCCGATAGCGCCTTGGTAGAGAGTTCATGCTGTTCATTAGCGATCTCTTTACGGATTTGGATTTCCGCTTTCGATCCGGCCTGTACCTGGTCGAGATGCTCCTGCCAGAATTGCAGCTCGTATTGTTTTTCCTGATCGCCGACCAGTTTCCGCTGCACGAGTTCCTGTTCGAGCTGATCGCGTAGACCCTGCATCTGCCCGGCGCCGACGCGGTTATTCAGTTCACGCTGCTGGCGTTGCAGCAAGGCGATATTATCCTGAATGATCGGCGCTTCAGCACTGCTTGCCGTCTTTAACGCCTCTTCGTCGCGCGCCAGCTCCTGCTTGATGCGGCCACGTTCCTCATCTTCAGCCTTCAGCTTTAAATTCTCATCCTGAATTTCACGCAGGATACGCAGCTGCTCGGATTCTGCTGCTGCCGTTGCGGGCGTTCCGCTTGCTGGTACGGAAAGCGGCTGACTGGAGGCCGGAACCGCGGGCTGCTGACCTGCGACGGGAATGTTGACCGGCTGTGCTGATAAGTCCGCTGCTGCCTTTTTGGCTCCGTGCAGGCCGTTTATAAGTGAAGCAATGCCGCCAAGTACACGGCCAACCGCAGCCATGAATGTATTAGCCCAGCTGCTGTCGCTGATGGCGCGGGTTAATCCCTGCCAGGCGTCCTTGAGATCGTTTGATCCTTTCTGGAATGGCGTAAGGCCGTCATTGACCAGCGGCCCGAACTTTGCCTGCAGGGCGCTGATAGCAACGCCGAATGCCTGCGCTTTCTGTCCACTCGCATCAAAATCATGGATCGCCTGCGCCTGTGCGACCGAAAGAAAAGAAAACTGCTGATCCAGCTTTGAGATGCTGTCATAGCCGCCCTTGAGCGCTGAAATCAACTCTTCGGTGGCTTTGGGCACATCGCTGCCGGTTACGCGCGCGTAACCTGCCGCAGCCTGGCCGAGTGCGACATAGGAACCGGTGCCGATATCGCGCTGCCGCGCGAACATTTCGACCATCTGGGTCGCGGTATCGGTGTTTACGCCCTGAAGCTGGCGTAGATTATCGATATAGGATGCAATCTGGTCTTTGCTGACGCCGAAGCTGGCACCGGTCGCATCCATCGCCGCCTTGATTTCGCCGAAGGATTCACCCCATCGCTCGGCTATGCTCACCGCGCTGATAAAAGCCCCTGCAAGTGCGACGACAGCGCCAACGACAAGCGTTGTCGGCGTGACGAGTGTCGCCAAAGCTCCGCCGAGGCCGCCTGTGCGCTCAGAAAGCACGATGATGGAACCGGCAGCGCGCTTATAGGAACCGATTAAGGTTTCATGGGCGAGAACCGGTTTTTCACGGAAGATTTGTGCGTTATGCTCACCTGCGGCTGAAAGGTTGTCGAGCGGTGGCTTCGCCGCCTGAATTTCCGACCGCAGCCGGGCAACGCTTGACTGTGCTGCGACTGCAGCCTCCGCTGATTTCGCCAGCCCCGCCTTGAGGCTATCGGAGGCGGAAGACCCGGCCTCGCGCATCTGCGTTGCCATGTTCCGCAATTCAGCGGTAGTGGCGGACAAATTAGCTTTGGCGACGGCGAGCTGGGAAGTGAGGCCAGTGACGTCGGCGCTAATGCTTACGGCAATATTTGAGGACATGGTTCAAGCCTTGTAGCCGACGAACCACTTCAGCAGCATATGAGCGGGTGGGTTCCGTCGCCAGTATGCGAGGAGATCAAGATAGGCAGGAAAAGGCAGCGCATCGATTTCGGGCAGTGTATAGCCGCATGCCGTCATCAGGCTGCCGTAGATTTCGTTCCAGTCGAGTTCGCTGAGGCTGCCGGCTGAGCCGGCGTCGCTTCCCCCGACTCGGCGGCCCGCATTTCGACGCCCATCAGCTTCGCCACTTTTTCCACGGCGGTTTTCAGCTCAGGAAATGACACGCCGATCATTGCGTCAATATCGGCGGGCGTAACTTTAGGATCGGCATTGTGCATGGCCAGATAAAGAAGCGTGGTCTGCGCACCAACACCTTCCGGCGTATCGATACCGATGCGAATGAAGGCTGGCCCCGCCTGGCGCATCTGCCCCAGGGTCAGCGGTGCAATCGGAAAATCCCGTCCGCCTAAAGTGATGGTTTTATCGTCGCTCATAAATGGTCTCCTGTGGTGGTTGAAAGGTAAAATTCAGGCTCGAACCGGCCAAAATTTAGGCACACTTCGAGTCAAGTTTATAATCGCATAACCCATTGTATTATAATGCGATTTATCTACTTTTCTGGTTGATTAAATTGCCTTTTGGAGCGTTAATGGACTCATAAGCGAATGGCCAGAACGGAAGAAAGAAAACGCCATGAAGAGCCAGGAACACGCCACCAAGATTTACGCCGCGCATGTAGCCGGGCTGAACGCCATGTTCGAGCGGCTGCATGCACCGGTGGGCGACGATCTTTTTTCCGATCCGGCCAAGGTCACATGGCCGCAGGTAGAAGCGATTACGCAGCTGACCAGAACTGTCAGGGACATCTGCGACATGACTTTCCACGAAGGCAAATACTCAACACACTAACTGAGGAGCATTTTATGAACAGCTTTGCACCGATGCCCACCGAGAATAAAGAATGGGGATTCTGGGGAACCAGCGTCGGCAATGGGTACGATGCCGAACTGACATGGGATACCGCCAGCCGTTTCCTCGCCAAACACTTCGACCTCACCGCCGAGCAAGCCCGCAGTGTTTTAGACAACCGCTTCGGACGGCACCTTGCCGACGATTTGAGCTTCATTGAAGGCGGCCCGGCCACGGCGGAGGCGATAACGAATCATCTTGCAAGGCGCATCCATCACGATGGATGGCGCAAATCCTTTGAAGATGTCATCCGCGCAGAGACCGGCAAAACCTACCCACGCCGCAAGCCTGTCAGCAGGGAGGATTTGTTCGCAAACATCGCCCGCGAACATCTCAATATCGAAACGCTAGAGGAGCGAAAATCCGACACCCTTGATTTTCACGATGTCGGCGTTATCGGTGTCCGCCGCGCTTTGAGAGCCGCCTATGAAGCCGGGCGCAACGCGAAAACAAAAAAATAAAGGAGTGAAGCCGTGGCGCTTTAAGCGCAATTAAGCCTCTTCCTCAATTTCTAACTGAGCAACTTGCGTGGCTCCGCCATTAAAATACGAAGCAACAATATGGCCGAGAGCAACCGCACAAACACATAATATCACGGAAAGAAGAATATTGGCCATCGGCCTGACTATGGAGCCGCTTCTGAAAAGGTCAAATGTCTGCAAACCGAAAGACGAAAATGTCGTGAAGCCGCCGCATAATCCTACCATCACAAATAATCGGATATTTTCCGATACGGGAAACTTTCCGCTGGCAAGCGTCAAGGTGCCAAAAAATCCGATTATAAAACAGCCCAGGACATTGATGATTAGCGTACCTAACGGCAACTCTTTACTAATAGGCATTGCCCATAAGGAAATGCCATAACGCGCAAGCGTCCCTATAGCGCCGCCAATTGATAAAAGTATACATGTGTAGAAATTCATACATTCTCCTTCCATAAGGCGACCACCGCCGAAACGGTGCAGCCGGTTAATGGTAGGAGTCATCAGCTTGAAATAAGCGGTTATCGGGGGAACCCCATCCCCATCGGCATTAAATTAGCATAAATAGTTTTGCTGGCAACGATAGTGTGAAACAAACTCTATTCATCCATCATCCTCTCAATCTTTTGAATCCTTTCGCCCAGCCAGCGCATCACCGGCACGGCCATGCTGTTGCCAAGTGCTTTGTAGCGGTTGCCATCAGCGGCTGGCTTGCCCCGGAAAGCCACCAGAGTGTAATCATCCGCAAATCCCTGCAACCGTTCGCACTCCCGCGGCGTCAGGCGGCGCACGGCCATTCCTTGCGCCAGCGCAGGCTTGTTGTTGCCTCCACCGCCGCCTTCGAGGGAGGGCGCTATATCTTCCTCATAGCCGATGCCGCGTGAAGCCGCTGACTGGCCGGGCTTGAAGCAACCGGCCACGAAGGTCTGCTGCTTCATGCCGGGCTCGGCAGATAGCGCACCGGCTAAATCACCGTCGCCATTCAGGAGGCGCACCTCGTCGCGGCAGTTCTGCGCAAAGGCAACATAAGTGGAAAGATCGCCGCCAGAGGTAACGGTTTTAGCTTGATCGGCTTCGTTGACATAAAGGCCGCCGTTAGGGCGGTCCTTGCGTCTGCCATTGGCATCACAGAATGTCACGTTGAATGCCACCGCATGTTGCACGGCGGCCTGCAACGTGAACATGGCGTCACCATCTTCGCCGATGCCGGAGCCTATGCTGGCATCGTCAGTGGAAACGCCGGTGCGCTTGCCTACCTCCTGCAGCGGGATCGCCACCGCCAGCTGACCACCGCCATTCTGGTGACTGCCATCATGCGGCATAGCGCGCAGCGTGGGGGCGATGTCCTGCACCGCGTCGTTACCATAATCTTTGGCGGAGAAAGCAATCAGCGTCTCCGTATCGAAATCCTGGCGCTGCGTCGACTTAGCATTTAAGCCCGCCGCCACGTCAATGCTGCCGGAGGTATTACCGCCTCCGAACGCCAGCAACGGGACGCCACGGCCGGTAACATCTTCGCTGGCATCGAAGCCGTCGCCGCGCAGCGTGTGCGCCACCAGCGTATCGGCATCCTCCCTGTGGCTGCAATTGGGCTGCCCGCGCAGGGAATGGGCGACCAGCCCGCCGCTGGTGGCGAAGGAATGCTCGCCGCTGCGACCGGAACGCGCATCAAGAGTGGGAGCGACTAATCCGCCACCGTCGCCGTCGCTTGGGTCGGGATAGCCACGGCTTCCAGTGCCGCCCTTAAGTGTTCCGGCAACGCTTTCCCGCGCTTGGCGGCGCGGCGTAATATCCCGGCGCAGGCTTTCGCGCTCAAACAATACCGCCGCGGCAGGTCGCCAGTCTCCAAGATATCCGACAACGAACACACGCCTGCGGCGCTGTGGCACTCCGAAATACTGAGCGTCAAGAATCCGGTAGGCGAACCCATACCCGCATTCTGCCAACCCTCCGAGGAAGGTGCCAAACGCCCGTCCGTCATCAATTGACAGCACGCCAGGCACATTTTCCCAAACCACCCATCGGGCGCGAGATTTTTCAGCCAGGCGTATAAATTCAAGGGCAAGGTTCCCGCGATCGTCAGCAAGTCCTTTTCGCAGCCCTGCGACGCTGAAGGATTGGCAGGGCGTTCCTCCGACAAGAAGGTCAATTGCTGCATAATCGGTTTCTTTCAGCGCCGTGAAATCACCATGCAGCGGTACATCCGGATAGTGGTGTTTCAAAACGGCACAGGCAAATGGATCGATTTCCGAGAACCCGGCTGGCTGCCAGCCCAGCGGATGCCAAGCAGCTGTTGCCGCTTCGATGCCGGAACAAATCGACAAGTATTTCAACGCATGCTGCGGCATCCATAGCGCTTCCGTGAAGTCAAGGCGTTTACTTAAGCAAGATACTGACAATCATTATTTTATAAGCCTCATTCGACTTGATAAGCGCGCGGATTGAAGCGTTCATGGAATTGTCCGCAGGGACAATCATGCAATCAAACCAAGGAGTTATTATGAAGCTTTCCGATAGCCAGCGCGCCGTTTTGAAGGCGGCGGCAAAAAAACCCAAAACCGATGTGCGCGAATTCATGGCGCATATTAAAAGCCCCCACATCCGTGATAAGGTCGTAAACTCAATGCTGGGTAACGGGCTGGTTACCGAAGACCCCGATGCTGAAGGTGTCGTTTACATCATCTCGGAGGCGGGCTTCGCCGCCATTGGCAAGAAGGCTCCCGCACATGCAGCGGAAGCAGAAGCGCCCGCCAAAAAGCGGGAGCCGAAGCCCAGGCGCGAAGGCGCATCCAAAAAGCAGACCATGATTGATATGCTCTCACGCAAGGAAGGTGCGACTATTCAGCAGCTAATGGATACCATCGGCTGGCAGAAGCATTCGGTGCATGGCGCGATGGCAAATTTGAAAAAGGAAATCCACGAGAAGAATGGCCAGACCATCGTCGCCAATAAAGAGGAAGGCGAAGAACGCGTTTATAAAATCGCTAAAACAACTCTAGCTGCTTAATTTCATCCAAACGGATAATGCCATTAATCAGCCATGTATCAGGATAAAGAGAATGGGTACCCATTGCGAAGGCCATGCCTTTCTTTGGGTACTCTTCTCCGAACACTTTTTGCATCGATTCCAAGGCCTGCTGCTCACCGTAATTTCTGCGCCAGTTGAAAAATGTAGTGTTAGTTTCCCAATCCTGGCAAGTGCCATCGCGCGAACCGTCTTCCGTAGTGTATTTATATTTGAACTTGTAGGGGCATGGCTCCAAGGGAAGCAATGATTTATTGTCGAAAAGGTCTTTTTGCTTAAGCACGTCTTGATACGCCTGACGTTCGCGCACGATATCGTCATCCGACTTTCTTTCGAATGAAAACTTAGGCTGCTGAGGACGCAGCAGCGCAAGGCTTTTTCCTGCTGCAGCAACTTGTTTCAGGCCTTTTACTTCCAGTTTGGCCAGCAGGCGCTCGCGTTCGCCTTTAGGATATTCACCGATAATTTCGATGGATTGCTGATCGACGCGCACGCTTTCAGGCCGCGTATCGGTTTTTGGCTTGCGCCATTTGAACCTCACGCGATCCCAGCGCCCAAATTTACTGACATCCTCCAGCTTGCGAAAGCTGACCGGATATAACCTTACCCATTCACCTTCGGGAGTAATACCGGCGCAACATACCGTCTCGCCGTACTGCTGACTAATTTGGGGCGACGCCTTAACGATAATGACCGCTTCGGATTCGCCTTCGGTTTTAAGCATAAGCCGCTTCGGGATATACGGTAGTAAAGGAATTCTGCCGGGCAATGCCCACACGTACACCGATAGGATTCACGCGTTGCCCGGTATCGGCGGCAATGGCGTCGGCTACAATAGTACGATGACACTCATCCGGGCTGCGTTCATAACACAGCAGACAGGATACGCTGGATTGAGCAAGCTCGATCGCTACTTGTAGATCGGCCTGCGCCTGTTCGGTTTTCATGTGCGCGGAAAATATCTGCAGGAATTTTTTATAATCACCCGCGCGCGCAGCTTCTCTGCCATTTTTGGGATCGCCTAATCCCTTGAGATGCACATACTCTATGTCATTGGCTTTCAGCAAGGCATGCAGGACGTTTTTAGAGAAGCCTTTACGGCGTGAAAGTGGATATTCACGTACATCAATAACCCGTTCTATGCCCGCAGTTTTCAATGTGGCAATAAAATCTTCTATCGCTGCACTTTCATATCCAAGAGTGTAAAGTTTATTTGCCATATGTATTTCTTTACTTTTTTTTAAGTCACAATGGTAGCAAAAGATTGTTGATAGTTCGTTAAAATCATCCTGCGTCACTTTAATGCAGCTAATAATAAACCCCGCGTAGCCAGTTGACTACGCGGGGTTCTCTTCGATAAGGGGTTACTGGCCGCTGCCGGTCGAGCCGCTGCCGCTGCTGTTGTTGCCGGTGCCGGTCGACGTGCCGCCAAGGCCATCCGTCAGCACTTTCAGGCCAGCCTGGATGTCGGCGATATTGGCCGCATCGGTGGATTCGCCTGCAGTGAGCGTCTGAATGGAAGCATCGATAGACGCGATGTGCGCCGGATCGACGGCAGTCTGGGAGGCTTTAATGGTTGCCACCACGGCAGCCATGGCATCGGTGAATGCGGACATAGTTTTACTCCATAAGATATTGATGGTTTCTCCGGCTCCGAGATCGAAGCCGGGCGGAGAGAATTCTCCTATTCGCCGACCGGCGCGGTCAGCGAATTCCTTCGTGCCCACCGCATCGGCGATGCGGCTAGCAAATAAATCAAGATGCTCGTCATCGACGGGCGAACCGTTTTCCCGGTTGCAGGATTGCAGAACGCTTTTGAAGAAATGGCGCATGGGTATGCTCTCTTGGTAAAAATGATGATGGAAGCGGGAGCCGGATTCGAACCGAGCGACCTCGTGGCTAATGAACCACGCGAGCTACCGCTGCTCTATCCCGCTGTGAGGCGCGGCGGGCAAAGGAACGCTACTTAAAACGATCCAGCTGCGAATCTTCGTCCGGGTAGTCGGGCTGCGGGATAACGTTTTTAAGTTTCTCGACGTCGATTTGCAGCTTCTGCGCCAGGCCATTAAGCTGCTGATTGACGCTGTCCGGCACTAATGCGGTGACTATATGCCCGATGGGAACGGCTCCGCTCATCACCATCGTCATGGTAAGCGGCGTCGCGGCCGTCAGGCCTAGAAAGCCTATGGGTGGTATGGCGACACCGGCCGCTACCAGTACGGCGCCGATGCCGCATATGAGAATACTTGCAGCGCCCCCAGCCAGGACGCTTGTCGTGGGTTGAAAGTTTTTGACCACTGCGGTCGCAAAGCTGAGGGCGCTCATGCAGATCTCCTTGAGTGATGGTTTGAGGAAAATGGGTTTAGGAAGCGGAGCCGATGCCGGTGATGGCGCTCGTGCCACCTTGCGCTTGCGCCGCGTTCATCTGCGCGACGGCGGCTTCGATAGCGACGTTGATCGTGTTCTGCGCCACATTGATGATGTTGGCGGTCGACAGATTGGAGGCGATGGAGGCCTTCGCTGCTGCCAACTTCTGAAGCCCGGTGCCGCCAGCCTGTTCGGCGGCGGTTACGGCATCAGTGACGATTTTCAGTCCTTCGACGCCGAGCTCATCTTCGACAGCGGATTCCGCCGAGCCGAAAAATGTTGCGATGACCTGTCCGGCTTTCTGCACGTCCGGCTTCAGCACCGTCGTCCACAGATTCTCGAAAAACTGTCCTACGTTTTGAAAAATACCCATGTTCTTCTCTCCATCGCGGCGTGTTAAAAGCAACCCACTGCCCGCGCCGCGTAAACGGTCAGCCGGTTGTCCTTGAAAATTCGATGTCAGCCTTCCACCGGCCTTGAGATAAACATCCTGCAAATCGCTTAAGCTGTTCTGGCGCTGGCCATAGGGAGAGCCAGGCAGGCTTGCCCAGATCGTGGAGCATTTAAGAATGGCGCTTTGCAGTTTGCCCGTATCGATATCGGCCAGCGCGCGCCGCTCGGAAAGTTGCCGTATTGCAATAGCGTCCTGCGAAACAGGCGAGAAATCCGGCACGCCCAGCATTTCTTTATAGGCGTCGTAATATTTAGCGAGCAGCTGATAGCGGCCTGCCGCGGTAGAGTCTAATTTTGGATTAAAGATGCGCGGATGATCGGCATAGCTGTGAAAAAGCAACGGATGCTGCGGCGTCGATCCCACCAGAACATTGTATCCGTTGTCGCTGCCGGGAATGGTGGAAGTGCCTTCCGACCATGCCAGCATGTCGAGGAATGCTTGACGATTGCCGGGCATCAGAGGCTGCTCGACCAGTCGAAGAAGCGGCCCAGACTGTCGGTGAAGGCCGAGAATTCAAAATCGGGAACGGTGAAATCTTCGTTCTTGAAATCCCAGCTCATCTTCGTGGGGATAGCGGCATAGAGGGTGAGGCACATATTGTTTCCGGCGTAATTATTGGCGAGGTTCATCCGGAAAGTGGGCGAGGAACCCATCAGCTGGTTGACGGCGGTGATGCGGTTGCCGCCGCTCGACTGGAAGAAAGCGTAGGAGATGATGACATTGACGCCCGCGGTTTCATCGGCGGCGGAAAACGTATAGGTGCCGCTGGTCATGTCGCAGCTATATTGTCCTGCGGCCGGAGTCGACGCCGAAGGCACGCGCGTCATCTGAATGCCGGTGCCTGCGTTGAACACACCGCAATCGATACCGGGATTGCCTGAAGACATCGATGCGCCGCAAGCGACAGTGAGCTGGTAGGGCGATGCCGGAATGGCCGTGCCGTTCGGGCCGCCTTCATCGACAATCTGGATTTGCTCGCCGCTGGTAAGGGTCTGGCCCAGGAAGGCATCGTTAAGCTGGCGGGCGTTCAGGTTGGCGATTTTGGCCTTGCCTGTGATCTTCTGCTGGCCGCGCGCGACTGCGACCGGCGCCTGATACTGGCCGTACAGTTCCTTGGTTTCAAACGACATATCGACGCTGACATCCTGAAGCGTCCCTATGCGTGTGGGCGTCGGCACGGCGATGTCGGTGCGCACCAGGAACAACGTCCCGGCGCCGAAATTATATTGTTGCAGCATGGGTAACTCCTCTTAAGGGATGTGCCGTCATCACGACGGTATGGATGCCTTGCCGAAGGGCATGTCGGGGCTTTCCACCGGTTTGGCCGGAAGAATCAGGGAACCAGAATTTTGACGGGAATGATTGCCTTGGCGATGCCGTCCAGCACGCCGGGGAATTGTTCAATCTCGCCTTCGATCCAGGCATGCGAAACAAGGCCGCCCAGCGTCTGCGCGTTGGAGTTGATGCCCGGCAGCAACGCCGCCTCGACGGCGTCGATGATATCGTTGAGCGCCTGCTCCGGGTTGGCATTGGGGTCTTTGCCCGCATCGGTGTAAACCCAAAGCTCAGCCGTAATGGTACGTTTTGGCGGTATGCCGCGCGGTTCCCGCGGCGGATAGTGCGTTCCGGTCGACTGCACGAAGAGCGCCGGGAAGGAAGAAACCTTGCTCCAGAGTAAAAGGCGGCGGCCACTGGTATTGAATGTGGCCGCCGTAAGTGCAAGGGAGAACAATGCCTGTATGATAGTTTCGCGGCTAGGCGTCATCGTCGAAGGCCTTTGCTGATTGGTCGATAACCTGCTGCAGCTGCGCTGTCGCGTCACCCTCCACATCGGCAAGGCCACCGCGCAAGTAAAACCTTGCATCGATGTTGGTGAAACTGTCATAAGCGCGGACATTAATACGTGTCGGCGAAATATCGCGCCCGAAAGCTTCGGAAATCGTGCGCTGATAAGCGCGTGGCTTTACTCCGCGATGCGAACCATATTCGAGCGCCGCCGCTTTAATGTATTCGGATTTGGTGAGGCCACCTTCAAGCGTCACCAGGCCTTTAATTTTTTGCGGATCGTCGAAAACGCGGGATATAATCTCGTCTTTGAGCTTGCCACTGCGTTCGGGCGCCAGCGCTTGAACACGGCCTTCCAGCGCATCCGTCAGCGCACGGATTTTCGCCAGCAGGGAATCGTGAAGTTCCTTCGGCCATTCGCTGAAGCGGGCGACGACACGGCGGTCGCCGGTAATAACTGCATCAAAATCCATGAGACAAAATCCATAAGCTACGTCGCCAGCGGCACGCGGTATTTTTCGAGCGTTGCCGCGATATCGGGCGGAAACGCTCCGGTCTGGCCGGGCATCGCGCCGACCCAGTACTGCTCGGTACCGATATTAGGCTCGCCCTGGCTTTTTAAGAACGGGTCGCGCCCACGCGCCTTGAAGCGTGCGGTGACAAGACGAAGCACGGCCATTTCAAGATCGGGCGGCGGGTTGCCGGAACCAGCTTCAAAATATCCCGCCGTGTACTGGATGGTATATTGATCAGGGTTCCAGCCGGTGGGGTATCCCGTATTCGGATCGATCTTCGTCAGCCAGCCGCGCGCGGCATCAAGCACGAAATCCAGGCCTGCCGTGAGCGTATTGCCGGTATTAAGCGCGACGGTGTCGATGACCGAAGCCACCGACACCACCGGCCAGCGCGAAAGCAGCAGCTCGGTGAGCATGCCGGTCACCTGATAGGGATACGGATCGCGGTCGGGATAGATGACGTCCTGCACCGTTTCTATGGGAAATACGCGGTTGCAGTATTGGGCGACCAACGCCGACTGCTCGGTGATGAAGCGGGCAAGGGTGGCGTCGCTGGAAGTATCGGTGCCGGGGATGGCGAGATCTTCCTTGATGTTCTCCAGCGTCGTCAGGTCATAACTCGACGCCGCTGTTAAAACAGTTGAGACGATTCGGACGGGCATGGCACATTCCGCTTTCGGGTTCGGTAAGGTTTGCTGGTGGATTGGCTGGTAGGTAGAGCTTGCTCTGCTTTGCCATCAAATGTGCTGATGACGTGCTTGGCAGCGCCCGTTTCAATCAGCCTTCGGGCTATAGCATCCGTCACCACTCGTTTTTCACCGGCACGCTGCGGGCGCATATCGCGCGTAAATTCGACCATCTTCATGGCTTATACCGCTGCCAGTTCGCGTTCTCCGCCAAGGACAATGTCGGCGGCAACCAGTACCTCCGGCGAACTGCCACCGGCAAAGGCAACGATTGCTACCGCACGGATAAAGCGATTGGCGCTCGTCAGGTCAATCGCGGCGGTGTTTTCGCTGCTAACGGCGGTGAGAGCAGCCGTTTCCTGCGTAACCGTGTTGATCTGATAATCGCTCCAGTTCGTATTGTCCGGCGAATGCTGAAGCTTTGTCTGGACGCTGAGCGCTGTAGGAGCGCCGCTATCCGCGCCGACCACCTGGTGCAAAACGCAGGAGTTGGCCATGTTGTGCGAAACGCGGTCGATGCTGGCACCGTTGATGGTACCGGCAGCGGCATTTTGCGGAAACACGCTGGTCATGGGAACGACGAGCGAGCCGATATTATGTTGGGCGACAAGAGCAGACATAGGATTTTCTCCAGATTAAAAGGGTTATGAGTGGGTGGCCGCTTATTGGGCGAGCGCTTACTGGACGACGGGCGACCAGCGAACGAACTGCAGCACGACGCAGCCGGAGTCATGGCGAAGCTGGAAGTCATGCTCGGCGATGGCCCGGATAAGCGTCTGGTCGTACTGGAACGCCGACACCGTGTTGCCATTGGCATCGGTGTAGGTGCCTTCACGCGACACGGCGAGCTCCAGGCTCATCGAGTCAAGAATCATGGCTTCGTTCATTTCCGCGAGGATGATGAACGAGCAATCATGGTTCGTGCCGGTGGCATCCCAGATATTGGTGGGAATCTGGGTGGTCTTCTTGAAAGGATAGCCGTAGAGCGTTCCCTTCGACAATTCGTCGCGGAACACATAGAGGCCGAGGCTGTTCAGCAAACCGAACAGGTAGTTGTAGGTTCGCGTATGCATGAACCATACGCGGCGGCGATCCGGCACGTTGGCGGTATCGAGCCGGTTAATCATGCCGGTCAACTCGGCCACTACCGTTGCTTCGGTATAGGTCTCGTTCGAGGTGATGAAGTTACCGCCGTTCTGGCCGAGCAGAGGATTGCCGGGGTTGCCGTTGACCGCCGCCGTTGAATTGGCGCTCACACTCCACACTCCCGCCGTGCCGCCTTGCGACACTGCCCAGGCATTGGCAAAGCCGGTGAAGCCCATCGGCGCCGCCTGAGTACCATCGCCCAGGAGGAAGGCAAGGTCTTCACGCAGTGCGATTACTTCAACCAGATCATCGCGCACCATGGCGTCGATGGCCGGATCGGCGTAGCGCATCAGGTCGTTCGAGATCGGCACCAGCGCCGTCAATTTCTTGAAGCTGGCGACGATCTGCTTGAGCGTCTGCTGCGACGAGGCAATCTGCGAACCTTCAGCGCCATAAGTCGCGGTCGCCGGGCTTGCCTGACCGGGCAGCGTCATCGTGCCGCGCGGCATCGGAATGACGCGCGGATTGGCGCCGCGCACCACCGCTGCCGGACGCAGCAATTCGATGATTTCGTTCATGTAGTCAGGTGGAACGATGAAGCCGCCAGCCGGGCCGGTCGATGCGACCAGCGCGCGGGTGACGGGATGGTTTTCGCCGTAGACTTCGGCCGATGCCTGGCGGGCATTGAACAGATTACCGCCGCCATAAGCCATCATCTTGGCCGCGGCGCCGATGACGAGGCTGCGTTCCTTGACGTACTTATCCGTCTGCACCGTCGCCGGTACCTTGTTTTCGGGCGTTTCCTGCCCGGCAACCGGCTGCGCGCTGCCAGCGGAAAGCGCCTGCGCGTCTTTTGCACGGGCAATCTGCGCATCAAGGTCAGTGACGGCGCGTTTCTTCGTCTCGTACTCCGCCTGTTCGGCTTCGGTAAGAGAGGGTTTTTCGGCAAACACCTTGAATTCATCAAAGGCATGCGCACGTTGCTTGGTAAGCTCAGAGATTTTAGTCATAAAATAGGGCTCCATCTAAAAGGGACAGTCCGTCGTCACGACGGTCTAGCGCCTTGCCCAAGGGCGGTTGGGGCATCGACTGGCGCGGGCTGCGCCAGTCGAAAGTCAGGTTTTCTGTGATAAAGCTGAGAGTTCAGCCTGGCGGCGGCGAAGATCGGCGCTGCGCTGATCATCGCCGTTACCGTCACCGGCGGAGGTTTCGGTATCTTCTTCCTCATCCTCTTCGTCGTCTGCTTGTGGCTTGGTATTTTTCATGGCCGCACGCACGCAGCGTTGGCAGGCTTTCAGTGAACGTCCAAGGGCGCGGTGCGCATCACTGGCATCGGCGTGAAGATCGTTAAGGTCGGCGCGGGTATCTTCATCGCCTTCGCTCATCTCCCGGACATTGTCCATTTGATCGCCAAGCGCCTTATGGCGTTCGAACGCGCGCTGAAGATGTTCATTGGCATTATCAAGCTGCTTCTTCGTCGCCGGGGGCAGTTTTTTGCCCGCTGGTGTCTGGGTATCCGTCATATCGTTTTTCTCCTGTTGTTTAGACCTTGCCGTTACCGCTGCGCCGGGATCAGCCGGCACCGAGCAAAAGGAACATTCCAGCAGCTCCCACTTCGTGAAGCGTTGGCCGCCACGCGGTTGCTTTGGGTCGAGCGGTTCGCCGTCGATGACATCGAAGCCGACCGACACGCCCGATACGATTCCGTTTTTGACAAGCCCGCGCACTTCGTCGGCCTTCGGTGAAATGCCGGTCGGCGCAAACGTGATGCGCGCGCGGATTTTATCACCGTTTACCTTCAGGTCGGAGGCGCGTCCGACCGGCACATCGGGGTTATGCTGCCAGAGAACGATGGGATTGGCCTGGTAGTTGGTGAGGATGCAGCCGGAGGGTTCAAGAATATGGCCATCGCGCGCCAGCGCCGAAGTCGAGATGATGACTTCCACCTCATTTTCGCCCAGCGCATTGATCTGGGCGGATACAGCCGCGCGCATCATCGTCATAATGTTTTCTCCCAAGAGTTATAATTCGCCCTGCGGATCGAGCTGCGGATCGGGATCGCCGCTGGTTGCAACGCCGGGCTCCGGCAACGTGCCGCTTTCCGGCCTGCCAGCGCCGTCAGGCGCAGTACCTGTCATGTCGGAGCCGAGCGCCGCCGTATTGGCGGGCACCATCAGTTTGTCGCCTCCTTCCACAGGCGGTAGGCCTTCGGAGCGGCGCACCTCGTTCGGTGTCAGGATGCCGGTCAGCACGCCGAGGCGCGCGGCGTTGTAGCGCGTCATGATGTCGGCGCGCAGAAGCTGCCCTTCGTCGAAATCCACCTCAATGCCTTCCTTGTCGAGGCCGAACACCTGCGTAATCTTCTGCTCGGCAATCACCAGATCGGGCATTACCGTGTGATTGACGTAAGCCTGTTCTTCCTCGGCAGGCGTAATTTTGGTAGAGCCTCCAGCACCTATAACGCTGAGGCGGCTTAGGGGAACATCATAGTAACGGGCGATATCGGCAATCTGCAGATTACGCTGCTGAATGAATTCAAGGTCGACGGAGGTCAGTTGCACCGCCTGCCAGTCGACACCTTCTTCCAGCACCGCCGTCTGACCGACATTCTGTAAGCCGCCCGTGAACGCCTGCCATTGCTGCTTAAGACGCTGTGCGGCGGCTTCGGAAAGCCGTGTCTTGGCTTTCAACACGCCGGAGGGGCGTGCACCATTGCCGACCCAGCGTGCGGCCTGCTGTTCAAGCCCCATGGCAAGGCCGATGGCGTCACGCGCAAGGCCTATGGTTGATACGCCTACCAGCGTGTTGAAGCTGATGCCGCGAAGATGGAACATATCCTCTTCGGGCACGGCCACCGGCATGCTGCGCAGCATGGCGATTTGCCACAGCCCGATACGGTTCACGTTATAAAAAATTGATCCGTCAGAAGCTTCCAGCACCATGACAGCATCGGGGTTGATCGGAATCAATTCCATCGGATTGCCGCGGCGATCACGCAGTATCGCAGCATAGGCGTTGCCACGCAGCAGGTAGCCGATCATCATCTGCTGCCAGAATTCGAACCAGGTTTGCTGGCGGTTCGGTCTGGCGAACAGCCTGGCGATAACATGATCTTTGACCAGCTCGCGCCCACCGTCCTTATTCGGGACAAACAGGCGGGGCGTGCAACGCGCGACGTCCTTTGCCCGGATCGCAACGCAGGCATAGACGGCGGACACCGCCATCGCAGTCGCCTGCGAGATCATCAATCCCGTCGCGCTTGGCACGGAGCCAAGCGGCGGGATCATGCCATACGACGGCACGCCAGCGGAAGCGCGTTCCTGCTTCGGCGCGAAAGCGCGCTTAAAAAATCCTGGCATCTTCATCAGAATACCAAAAGTCCGCGTTCCTCATAAACGGAACCGCCTTGTGCAGTTTGCAACCGGCCTACCGCCATTATAGCGGCGACAATCGCATCGATGCGTTCAGTGGATTTTTCCTTGTCGGGCTTTTCGTTGCCTGCCGGGTCACGGCGCACCGAAACATTGGAGGCGCACCAGGCGGCGACGGGATTGCCGCCATGCTGTAAGGTGCGACTGATCAGCAGGCGCATGAATTCGGCTGCCGCTGGCCCCATGCTGATAAATCCCTGACCGAATTCAACCATGGTAATTCCCTCGTCCTGAAGATTGCGCACTAGTTCACCGGCGAAGGTACGGTCGTAGGCGATTTCCAGAATGTTGAAGCGGGTCGAGAGTTCGAGAATTTCGGCCTCAAGGAACTTGAAATCCGTCGTGTTGCCTTCGGTAGCGATCAGGTGGCCGTGATCGCGCCAGTTCGTGTAAGGTGCACGGTCGCGCCGCACGCGCCGCAGAATGTCCTCCTGCGGGCACCAGTGGCGCCAGATTATTTTTACTTTTTCATCCGGCAATTCCGGAGGAAATACCAGGGCCAGAGACGACAAATCGTTGACGCGGGCTAAATCGAGGCCGCCATAGCAAGGCCTGCCGATGAGCTCGTCCTCATTGAACGTTTCGGCGCCATCATCCCATACGCCCATGTCGATCCAGCGCGTGGCCTGTTCCGTCCACTCATTGAGGCGCAGCCGCCTTATGGCATTCTGCTGTGCGGGCATTTCACGCGCTTCATCGACCTGGCGTTTTAAATCCTCTTCTTTGACGGTGACACCAAGGCTGGGATTCGCTTTCCGCCAGACTTTCGGGTTCGCCCAATCATCTCCCGCATCGATGGTGGCGATATAAGCGAACCAGCTGTCGGACGCTTCGACCGGGACGGAGCCTTCCAGCACCTTGATCGAAAATTCATGATGTTGGCGGCATATTGAAAGGCGATTATAGCCTGCCGTCGTGATTTCAAAGATAAGTGGCTGGCGCCGCGAGCCGGTCGCCGTATTGAGCTTCTGAATAATTTCAGCGTTGGGATGCTCATGCACTTCATCCACCGCCGCGAAATGCACGTTGAGGCCGTCCATCTTCGTGGCATCGGCAGATAAGGGCCGGAACCATGATGATGTCGCCATCACCGCGAGGTTATTGACGGTACGCGTTATCCTTGCGCGCAACGCGGGGCTGGCATCGACCATCCGCTCGGCTTCGCCAAAAACGATGCGCGCCTGGTCGCGTGTCGTCGCCGCGGCATAGACATGCGATCCAAGTTCGCCGTCCGCCACCAGCGCATAGAGCGCGGTACCGGCAAGCAGCACTGATTTACCGTTTTTACGCGCTACCTCAACGTAAGAAGTGCGAAAGCGGCGCAATCCATCCGCACGCTTCCATCCGTAGAGTGAGCCTACAATAAAGCATTGCCATGGCTGCAACTCAAACGGCTGATTTGCCCATTCGCCTGTCGAGTGGCGCAGGTGGCTGAAAAAAGCAATTGCATGAAGTGCGGCAGCCTCATCCCATACCAAGCCACGGTCTTTGCCGCCTGTCAGATCGCTTAAATGTCGTTTACAGGCGAGCTTTACCAGTTTCCCGGCGACGATTTTTCCGCTGACGACGGCGCGCGCGTAAGCCTTGACCGGACAGGCAGGCTTACGTTTCTTTGCCACGATTGAGATACTCCTCGAACGGGTCGACAGCGTCGGATGGCATCTCCATACGAATGCGGGAACGCGATGACGGTGTCAGGCCGAACTCGCTTTCGATCTGCGCCATCTGCAGCAGGCATTTGTTCGCCACCGCCAGAAACGGGTTCTGAATGACGTTGTCGGCGGTGGTCTTGACCACGGGGCCGCGCTTTTTAATTTCGGCTTCGGCATCGACCCAGCGGCACCACACCACTGCGAAGCGGGCGATAGCGTTGGCGTCAAGCTCGGTCATTATGCCGTGGCGGGCCAGCATCTCGGCCACCTGCGTGAACTTGGCCTTGGCCCGTTCATCGAGATGATCCGGAGGCTCCGGCGCAACCAAAGGAGGCATCGGTTCATTTTCGTTTAGACGATGTGGCCGCGCGGTTCCTTTTACTATTTTTAGGTGCGTTGGAAGTGGCGGGCGTCCTGCTGTCATGATGGATAACCGTTTTTGATGATGGTGGCGCTATGGAGGCGTCTTCGTTGCGCACGGCAATCTTGCCGGTAAACTCTTCCCAGCGCCTGACGATCACGTCGCAGTATTTAGGATCGAGCTCAATCAGCCGTGCCTGCCGCCCAAGTTTCTCGCAGGCAATCAGCGTGGTGCCGGAGCCGCCGAAGCTATCGAGCACGATGTCGCGGCTCTTGCTGTTGTTAATGATAGCGCGTTCCACCAGCTCGACCGGCTTCATGGTCGGATGCAATTCGTTCTTTTGCGGCTTTTTGACAAACCACACGTCGCCCTGGTCACGCGCGCCGCACCAGAAGTGATCGGCGCCTTGCTTCCAGCCGTAGAGGATGGGTTCGTACTGGCGCTGGTAGTCGGCGCGGCCAAGCGTGAACGTATTCTTCGCCCATATGACAAAGGTCGACCATTTGCCGCCCGCCGCGATGAATGCTTTCTGCAGCGTGTGCAGCTCGCTGGACGACATGCAGATATAGACCGCGCCCTTGCAGACGGTCAGAATGTTGACGCAGGCGTCGTAGAGAAACGTCTCGAAGCCTTCGCCCAGATTATCATTCAGGATCGCACGGTTCTTGCCGCGCATCTTATCCTTGGCCGTGTTGGCATAATTTACATTGTAAGGCGGATCGGTGAACGCCATGTCGGCCAGCGCGCCGTCCAGTACCTTTTCTACGTTTGCAAGTACGGTGCTGTCACCGCAGAGCAGTCGGTGGTTATCGAGAATATACATATCGCCGGGCTTTGTGACTGGCTCGATTGGAGCCTCCGGCACCGCATCTTCGTCGGTGAGGCCTTCCGATTCGTCATCTTCCATCAGGCTTTTCAGTTCGTCACCGTCAAAGCCGGTCAGACCGAGATCATAGCCGAAATCCTGCAAATCTTTTAATTCAAGCGATAGCAGTTCATTATCCCATTCAGCCCATGCCACCGAACGGTTGGCAAGCAGGCGGAATGCCTTGACTTGCGCCTCCGTCAAATCGTCGGCCACCGTGACGGGAACTTCTGTTATGCCGAGTTGTTGCGCGGCTTTAAGGCGCAAATGGCCGTCGACGATTGTGCCATCGGAACGGGCGATAATCGGAATGCGGAAACCGAATTCCTTGATCGCCGCGACCATCTTGTCGATGACTTCATCATTTTTGCGGGGATTTCGCGCATAGGGAATAAGCCGTGTAACCGGCCAGTTTTCAACGATCAGCAC